TGTACAAAAGTTTTTCAAAAAAGGCTTCCAAAGTAATGTGAATTTAATGCACAATTCAAGCGCACAATTTGAAGGTGTTACATTATTTGAGAGTTTTATTTCAGACCCTTCGCGTGGCATTATGCCAATGAAAGGCTTTGAGGATGCACCAGAGGGAAGTTGGTTTGGTAGTATGATTGTAGATAATGAGGACGCTTGGTCTAAAGTAAAGAATGGTGAGATTATGGGCTTTAGCGTAGAGGGTTTATTTAACTACAAACCTAAAGAAGTTAACAAGGTTGCATCAATGGTTGATGCTATCAAAAAAATATTATCACAAGTTAAGTGATAAACTTTTCATTTTTTCACTATATAATAAAAAAAGTATGAACGCACAGGAAGCAATTTTAAAAATTAAGGCATTGTTTGAGGACAACGCTGCGCCTGTTAAAGAAGTAGAAGCTGAAGAAACTAAGGTTGAAGAAACTAAGGTTGAGATGGCTGAATATTCTTTGATGGACGGAACTAAAGTTGAAATTTCAGCATTAGAGGTTGGCGGTTCTGTTAATTTAGCAGACGGATCAGTAGCACCGGCAGGCGACCACGAATTGATGGACGGAACAGAAATTACTTTAGACGAGAATGGCAAAATTATTGCTATTGAAACTAAGGTTGAAGAAGTATCACCAGAAGCAGAGGTTGAGGCAGGAAAAGATTATGAAGACAAAAAGATGCAAGATATGGCTGAACAATTCAATGCAAGTATTGCAGAATTAGTTGAAGCTAAAAGAGTATCAGACGAGAAAGTTTTAGAATTAGAAAATAAGGTTAAGCAAGGATTTGCACAAGTAGCTGAATTAATTGAAGCACTTTCAAATACACCTTCAGCCGACCCAATTCAAAGACCTAACAGCTTTAATTCATTTATTAATACAAATGATATTAAAAGCCAAAGATTAGATAAATATAGACAAGCAATTTTAAACATTAAAAATTAATAACAATGGCATTTGACGTATCAGCATTAGCCGCATACACAGAGCAAAACGAAGCCTTATTGGTAACGGATTCTGTATTAGGCGCAAAAACTGCATCTTTAATTAAGAGCGCAGGCAACGTTATGGTAGGCGTAAAGTCTTCTGAAACGATTAACATTATGGACACAGACGCAATATTTCAAGCGGGCGGAAGCTGCGGATTTACTGCATCAGGTTCAACAACTTTTACTCAAAGAACAGTAACAGTTGGAAAAATTAAAGTAAACGAAGCACTTTGTCCTAAAGACTTAGAAGCTAAGTATTTACAAAAAGCATTACCAACAGGATCAATTTATGATTCTATTCCTTTTGAGCAAGCGTTTGCTGAGAAAAAAGCTAAAACTATTGCTTCTCAATTAGAAACTGCGTTATGGCAGGGTGATACAGATAGTGGCAACGCTAATCTTTCAAAATTTGACGGACTTGTTAAATTAATCGGTGCTGCATCTGGACCGGTAGCTGCAAATAGTGCAACTTATATCGCAACTGCGCCTATTAGTGCTGCAACAGGTATTGTAGCTTCAAACGTAGTAAGCATTTTTGATGGTGTCTACAAAGCTATTGATGCAAAAGTAGTAGCTTATGATGATATGACTATTTTCTGCGGAATGGATACTTTTAGAACTTACACTATTGCATTGAAGAATGCTAATATGTTTAACTATTCTTTTGATGGTAAGTCTGATAGCGAATTTGTATTACCAGGTACTCCTATTAAAGTTATTGCTTTACAAGGTTTAAACGGAACAAATAAAATTTATGCTTCAAGATTAAGCAACTTGTTCTTAGGAACAGATTTGTTGAACGAAGAAGAAAAGTTTGAAATTTTCTATGCAAAAGAAGCTGACCAAGTTCGTTTTGTATCTGAATTTAAAATGGGTGTAAACTTTGCTTTCCCAGACGAGATAGTGAAGTTCATCTTAGCATAATTATTCGGGGGTGTAAAATACCCCCATTTTTTAAAATATTAAATTAAATAACAATGGCGTGTGCATTAACACAAGGATATACTTTAGATTGTCGCGATAGTTTAGGCGGAATCGTAGAAGTATATTTCACAGAAGCGGCAAACGTATCTGCAACAACTGAGGCGAGTGGTGTAATTACTGCTTTGACTAAGGCGAGTGGAAAGCGTTTTTGGAAGTATGCTTTAGTTAAAGATACTTCAATGTTCAATCAAACTATGACTGCTTCTGTTGCAAACGGAACAGTTGTTTATGGTCAAGAACTACAAATAATTTTAAACAAATTACAAACCAATACAAGAAATGAATTACTTTTGTTAGCGCAAAATAGTTTAGTGGCAGTTGCAAAAGATAGCAACGGCATTTATTGGTATTTAGGAAAAACTCGTGGTATTGATATGACTGCAAATGCAGCATCTACCGGTACTGCGCAAGCTGATAGAAGTGGTTTCACTTTAACTTTTACAGGTTCTGAGCCTGCATTAGCACCAAGCGTTGCACAAGCAGTTTATTCTGTTTTAGAAACAGCAGGCGCATAGGTTTTCATAGGTTTATAGGTTTGCCGCCGTTCGTTAATTCGTTCGGCGGTTTTTTTATAGATTATATATGAGCCGTATATCGCTCATTATTGGCTCATTTTGTTCTTTATATGATACATTATTGATTGATAAAGTTTTATATTAGAGAACTTGTTACCGAATTGGGAACATTGTACAATGTTTTAGGTACAATATGTAAAATGTTGTAATGGAATTAGGGCGAATATGCTACTGATTTATAGGTATTTGTAACAAAATATGTTAAATGTTAGTAGTAGTACTACGCAAATAAGTAAAGTTATAACTTGACTGATGTTATAACGCGGTAAAGTAATAGCTTTACATATCAGGGTTATTTATCCCCTATCTGCAACAAATTCAAATTTCTGCTATTTAGTAATATGATGAGGTTAACGAAAGGGCAGACGCAAAATATTATTTTAACATTGACCGAAAAGGAGTTATTAACTAACCCTAATTATTTGTTCGTTTTTACTAATAGAAGCGCCAATACTGAGGTTAAATTTGTTAAGCTAAATAATACAGACATAAGTTTGTACAAGGATAGGTACAATGAATTTAGTATTGTTACAGATACTAACTTTGCATCTTCTTTGAATGGTCAATACGACTATGAAATATATGAGCAAGCAAGCCCAACCAATACAAATCCTGTGGGTTTAAATATGCTTGAATCAGGCATAATGGAACTTATCGGAACGGCTATGTCGTTTACTGAATATTCAACAACAGACACTTATAAAATAAGACAATAATGGATTTAAGAGTATTAACATTTGCGGAAGCTAAGCAGCCTGAATTTAAAGAAAAGAAGGGCGAGGGATATATTCAGTATGGCGACCGCAATGACTATCCTAATTATTTGGTTGATCTATTCAACAAATCAGCTAAACATAATGCGATTGTAAAAAGCAAGGTTCATTATATTAGCGCAAATGGTTGGAAAGGCAGTCCAGAGGCAGAGGCATTTATTCAAAAGGTTAACAGAATGGAAAGTCTTAATGACTTAACCCGCAAAGTTTCCTTAGATGCTGAATTATTTGGTGGATATTATTTAGAAATTATATGGTCAGTAACTAAGCAATTATCTGAAGTATGGCATTGCGATTACACTAAGATCAGAACTAATAAAGACAATACTCAATTCTGGTATAAAGAAAAATGGGATGACAGAAACGAAAAGGCAATGGTTTACCCTGCCTTTAATGCAAATAACCCCGTAGGTAAACAAATACTTTATATTAAAGAATACCGCCCTAATATGGGCTTCTATTCATTGCCAGGTTACTTTGGTGCGCTTAATTATATTGAATCAGATATAGAGATTTCTAAGCACGTTTTAGGTAATGCTCAAACAGGATTCAGCGCAAGCAAATTAATTACCCTGCCAAATGGTGAACCTTCAGATGAAGAAAAGCGTAATATTGAAAAGCGTTTTACAAGTAGGTTTAGCGGATCAGATGGCAAAAAGTTTATTTTAGCTTTCGTTAATGATAGCGCAAGGAAACCAATAGTTGATGACTTAGGCACTTCTGATATTACAAAAGAGGATTTTGGGCGTGTGGATTCATTGATTCAGACTAATATATTTTCAGGGCATCAAATTACTACGCCGTCAATCTTTGGTATTGCAGAGGCAGGCAAATTAGGTAGCCGTTCTGAAATGCGTGATGGTTACGAGATATTTAAAAACACCTATGTAAATAGCAAACAAATGCACCTTGAAGGTGTCTTTAATATGTTGGCTAAATACAGAGGGATTGCAGAGCCTGAATTACTTATAATTCCAACCGAGCCTATTGGCTTTGAATTTACTGAAAACATATTAAAAGAAATAGCGCCAAAAGAATGGTTACTTGAAAAGGCGGGGATTGATATTAGCAAATACCAACCCGTTGCCCAACAAGCGCAGTTTTCAGACGAATTTAGCGTGTTTTTTGAGTTTGGCGACGCAAAGGATAGCTTTAATGTTTGGAGGTCAAGAACGCGCTTTAATGACGATTCAGAATATCAAATGTTTGCAGAGGTAAACCAATTACAGGCTAATGTGCTTGATTTGATGTCTAAGGACAAAAGAATTACGCCAGATGTATTGGCTACGACGCTTGAACAAAGCGAAGATACTATTAAGCAAGTTATTAAAACATTAATAGCAAACGGCTATATTCAACCAAGCGAATATGTTATTGGCGAGGGGATTGATAGCAATACAATTATTGAGCATACATTAACAGAGCCATTAAACGATATATTAACAAAAATTAAACCACAAACAAAAGAGTTACTAATTAGATATTCTTATGAGTGGAAGCAAGGCTTTACAAATAAAGATATAGATACAAGCAGACCTTTTTGTAAATATTTATTAACTGCTGACAAGATGTATAGCCGTTCAGAAATAGAAACAATTAGTGCGCGTTTAGGATATTCTGTTTGGGATCGCGGAGGTGGTTGGTACACAAAACCAAATACTAATGAACATTCCCCAAGTTGCAGACACGAATGGGTTTCAAATATAGTAACAAGAAAATAAAATGAGCAAAAACACATTATTCATATCAGTACAATCTATTAAAGATAGAACAGGGCTTCACGCTAACGTAGAAGAAAAATTAGTATTGCCTGAAATTAAGACGGCGCAAGATATGTATATTTTGCCTGCTTTAGGTTCTGCATTGTACAATGAATTACAAACGGCAGTAGATGCAAATACATATACGCAATTACAAACAACTTTATTAGACGACTACATTGTAGATTGTTTAATTTATTTTGTTATGTCAGAGCTTCCACAAGGTTTATCATATCAGTTTTACAATAAGGGTTTAATAAGAAAGACAGGCGAGAATCAAGAAAGCCCTTCAATGCAAGATATGATTGACGTGGCAAATAGATACAGAGCAAGAGCAGAATTTTATAAACAAAGATTAATAAAGTACCTGAAACAAAACAATGCTTCTTATCCTAATTACTTAAACTTTGGTAGCGGCATTGATTCAATTAAACCTGACAATGAGGGTTACTCGGTTTCAATGTATTTAGGTGATGCTTGTTGCAATGATGATTATGAGGGTAAGAATAAAAAAACTTTTGAAGAAAGGTATCAGGGAAATATTGGTTGCTGCTAATATATGAGTAAACAAGTAACAATAAAAAACCAAACTAAACTTAAAGTTTATTTGGAAAAAGCAAAAAAGAATGACACTAAACCTGTCAAAGAAAAAAACAATGAAAAGAAAGTGCGGAATATATAAAATTGTTTCACCAAATAATAGAACTTATATTGGTTCTTCTATTAATTTAGAAGCACGATATAATTTTTATAAAAATAGACACGCAAAAAAGCAAGTTTTATTATTCAGGTCTTTTGAAAAATATGGATTTGAAAACCATTCTTTTGAAGTTTTATGTGAATGTCAACCCGAAGAAAGATTAATTAAAGAAAGGGAATTTGGCGATTTATATAAAAGTTCTGCTGATTTTGGTGGCTTAAATTTAATTTTACCTAAAAATCAAGATAAACCTGCTATTTATTCAAAAGAATTAAGGCAAAAGTTTTCTAATATTGGTAAAAATAGAAAATATACACCCGAAACGTTAATTAAATTTAGCGAAGCAAGGAAAAACAAATATAAAAACGGCGACCATCCAATGGCAAAAGTTATATTAAATACTCAAGTAGGGGTTTTTTATTCCTGTATAAAAGAAGCGGCTGATGCTTTGGGATTAAAAAGAACTGCTTTAAGTATGAAACTTATTGGAAAAAATAAAAATAATACACCTTTAATTTACGCTTAATATGACTTTGAATCAGATTGTGAAAGAATTAACAAAGATAGGCAACGACCACGAGCAAATTAATTACGTCTATTTTGGTGATGTCTGGGAAAGATTAAGCAATGGCGAGGTTACTTATCCTGCTATGTTTTTTACTTTAACAGGTGCTAATGTGGGTGCGAAAGAAATAGCTTTCTCATTTAGTCTTTACTTTATGGATCGTATGCTTATGGAAGAAACAAACGAAACTGAAGTTTTATCAGATATGACACAGGTTGCGGGTGATGTAGTGGCGCAGCTAAGATACCCAGAGGATTATTCTATTGTAACTTGGACGTTAAGTCAAAACCTACCCGTTACATTTTACACAGAAAGTGATCCTGATTTATTAGCAGGCGTAAAATTAGATGCAACATTAACCGTGCCATTTATTAACAATAGGTGTCAAGTACCTTCAAATTATCAATTTTAATGGAATCAAAAAAAATTAATCAATTAGCGACAGAACTTGCGCCTGATTTATCAGACCTTACGATTATAGGCGACCCTACAACGGGCATAAGTAAAAAGATTACGCTTTCACAAATGGCGTCTTTGTTTACAGGTACAGTTGAGGAATACGCAAACCTTGCGGCATTCCCTTTAGTGGGCGTTGCAGATACTATTTACATTGCCTTAGATACAAACGTTATATATCGTTACGATACAAGTTTAAGTGCTTATGTTATATTATCACCTAACATTATCAATTCATTAGTATTTAGTGATGCGAATGGATTTGACGGAACTATCACTTTAGTTGGTTCGGTTGCAACATTATCAATTACAACTGCATTAACTTTAGGTTCAGTTCCTTTTATAGGTGCTTCTGGTGCTTTGACACAAGACAATTCAAACCTATTTTTTGACGATACAAATAACAGATTAGGAATAGCTACTGCATTACCGACAACGCCTTTGGATGTTTTCGGTTCGGGCATTATAGGTCGTTTAAACGCGACTTCAACAAACAATGCTTATTTAGGTTTTGCAAGTAACGGAACTAATAAATGGAGTGCGGGTAATGTACAAAGCGACCATAGATTTAGAATATTTAGCGAAGCGAATAGTGCTGAATTAATTACAATTTTACAAACAGGGGAATTTGGAATTGGTATTGCAAACCCATTAACAAAACTACATATTGACGGCGGTGCAACTGCTTTGATTGCTAATTTAGACGCAAACGTTTCAGTTGCAAAAAGTGTTTCATTCCGTTCCGACAATAGTTCAAGAATAAATTTAGAAGTAAGTGGCACAGAATCAGGTTCAAATGCAGGTGCAGATTTCTTTTTAAGAACTTTCACAGATGCGGGTTCTTTATTAGAAACACCTTTAAGTATTGTAAGAAGTACGGGCGTAACAACTATAAAAAGTTTAACGCTTACAAATGCTTTATCAGTTGGGAATGGTGGAACAGGTGCAACTTCTTTTACTTCAGGTTCAATATTATTTAGCAATGGAACTTTAATTACACAAGATAATACAAATTTGTTTTGGGATAATACAAATGACAGATTAGGAATTGGTTTAAATACTCCTGCAAAACCATTGGGAGTTTATGCACCGGATGCGACAGGAAATATAATATTAACAAGAGCTTCAACAGCAGAAACATTAACAATAGGAACATATTATATTACTG